TTCTTAGTTTCATATGTAGGTGGAAAAGTTGCTGAAAAAACAGAACAAGATATTTGGAGTGGTGTATCTACTACAAATGGTGAGTTCGGTGGATTTGAAACTGCATTTTCTGCTTCAGTAGCAGTAGGTGGTTCAACAGATGTATTACCAGCAAAAACTAATGGAGATGGTGCTATCGTATCTGGTTCTATTGATTCAACGAATGTATTAGCTAAATTATCAGCAGTATATGATACTATTCCTTCTTCAGTATATGGTAAAGAAGATTTAGTAATCTATGTTGGTTCTAAAGTAGCAAGAGCTTACCAATCAGCACTTAGTGGTGTAACTAATGTTGGTTCATTCAACAACCAATTAAATGTTGGTGAGAAGCCATCTAACTTCCAAGGTGTAGAAATCGTTCTATGTCCTGGTCTTAGTGATGACAAGATTGTAGCAGCACAAAAATCTAACCTATTCTTCGGCACTGGACTATTATCAGACCACAACGAAGTAAGAGTACTTGATATGGCAAACTTAGATGGCTCACAAAATTATAGAGTTATCATGAGATATACCGCAGCTACACAGTTCGGTATTGGACAAGATATCGTTTATTATGGGGCATACTAATAATTAACTAATAACTAAAAGGAGAAACTATGAGTTGTAATTTAACTGCCGGAAGGCAAGAAGTATGTAAAGACAGTGTAGGTGGACTACAAGGTGTTTACTTTATAAACTTCGAATCAGGTTCATTCACAAAGAATGGAGATGGTGAAGTAACAGATTTATCTGGTACTACTGTATATTATTACGAGCTCAAAGGAACCTCTGCTTATACTGAAACAGTTAATTCATCAAGAGAGAATGGAACAACATTCTTCTCTCAAGAAACTACTTTAAATTTAAAGAAGTTGACAAATGAAATGACTACTCAGTTAAAGTTATTAGCTTATGGTAGACCTCAAATAATCGTTTGGACAAACTCAGGAGATGCATTATTAGTTGGTGAAGAACATGGAGCTGATTTAACAGCCGGTACTATCCAAACTGGTGGAGCGTTAGGAGATTTATATGGATATTCAATTACAATGACTGGTGAAGAAAAATTACCTGCTGCGTTCTTGAGTGGAAGTACAACTACTGACCCATTTGCTAACCTAAGTGGTCAACCTACAATTGTCTACTCATAAGAGATAATTAGTAGAAGCCTTACAGAGCATGAAATAAGAAAACCTCTCTTAGTGAGAGGTTTTTTTGTGCCTATTCCTCAATGATGATAAGTTAATGCTTAGTTGTTATATTGGTAAAGATTAGATAATTATGCTATCATACTACATCTCACAGAGTAATGAATTCGTTGTTAGAACTCGTAACACAGGTTCTAACGATGTATTTACATTAAAGTTAGAAGATATGTTAACCTATCAAACTTCTTCTTATGCATTAAGTGGTTCTTTTACATTTAATCCATACGAGAATATATTAACTTTCTCACAATCATTAGAAGGTAGTGTAGAAACAGGTCAAGAGTTTTTAGTAGAAATAAGTGGTAGTAATAGTGGTTCGATATATTATGGTTCTATGCAAGTGTTTGGTTCTCAATCAATTGATAAACCAAATTATACAACACAAAATGAAAAGTTTGTATCTAATGTAACGGACAACGAATATATTGTAATTTAAAGATTATTATGAAAGAACAAGGTAAATTTAATGTAATTAACTTCTCAAGACAAGATGTACCTATTGTACAAGAAGATACTAAAACAAGATACCAATGGGTACCAGTAGGTATATTAGACCAAGATGATTACTTTGGTTTATTAACTGAAGCATATAACACCTCAACAACTAATGCAGCTTGTGTAGATGGAGTTGGAGATTTAATATATGGTAAAGGTTTATTTACAAAAGAAGAAAATAAACAACAAACACTAGATAAGATTGTACCACCAGAAGATTTAAGAAAAGTAACTTTTGATTTAAAATTATATGGTAATGCTGCATTCCAAGTTATATGGAATGATTCACACACACAGATAGAAAAATTATATCACACACCAGTACAAAACCTTCGTGCTAAAAAGATTTATGGTATGAAGAAAGTAGAAGGTTATTACTATTGTACTGATTGGAGTGATACAAGAAAACAAAAAGATAAAGAGTTTATACCTACATTCGGTTCATCTAATGAAGAAATAGAAATACTATATGTAAAAGAATATGAACCTAACAGATATTACTATTCTTTACCTGATTGGATTAGTGCATTACAATTCTCATTTTCAGAAGCAGAATTATCTAACTTACACCTTAACAATATAGAGAATGGTTTCTTACCAGTTGCAATGGTTAACTTTAACAATGGAGTTCCTGCACCTGAAGAAAGACAAACAATAGAAAGTTTATTAGAAGCTAAATTTACAGGTACAAGAAACGCTGGTAGATTTATGGTATCATTTAATGATGATGCAATAAACAAACCTACCATTGATACTTTACCGATGGAGAACTTACATGAGAAATATCAGTATGTTGCTGAATATGCTCAAGATAGAATCCTTGTAGCTCACAGAATAGTATCACCGCTTTTATTTGGTATTCGAACTGCTAACAATGGTTTCTCATCTCAATCAGAAGAAATGAAAACTGCATATTCTATTATGCAAACAATGACAATCTTCCCTTTCCAAAACTTAATTATAAACTCTATATACAATGCATTTAGAGTTGGTGGTATCAACATATCAGATTTATATTTTGAACAACTTACACCTCTTGTAATCCTTTCAGATACAGCTGATGATACAGACCAAAGTATAGAAGATGTACAAGAAGAGATAGATGATAACTTACAAGGTGGAGAAGGAGAAGATACAGAAAATAAACAAGAATTTAACGAAGAGTATGAACCTCTAAGACCAACTGATTTTGGTTTTGAATCATACTACAAAGATGAATAAAATATTATGGCATTTGGATTATTAATTACACGAAACGATATTATCAAGAACACACCATTAGGTGGAGCAATTGATGCAGATGCTCTTCTACCTTTCGTTAGAACAGCACAAGAAAAATACATACTGAATTTATTAGGTACGGTATTATACAATAAACTACAAGATGATGTAGAATCACAAACTGCTTTTACAGGTTATTATGAAACACTTGTAGAAGATTATGTAAAACCTACATTAATTTGGTATGCATGTGTAGAATATATTCCATTTAGTTCAGTACAATTTAAATCAAATGGTGCTGTTAAACAACAAAGTGAAACAGGAGTAGCACCTAGTAAAACAGAAGTAGATTACCTTCTTAATAAAGCATTGAACAATGCTGATTATTATAGTACGAGATTACAAGATTGGTTAATTGCAAACAATACGAATGTACCTGAGTACAACGAAAGTACAGGTGATTCAACAATGATTTACCCTGACCAATCAAATCAATACTTTGGAGGAATACAATTATAAGATATGAGTACACCATCACAAACACCAGCAAGAAGCCAGATTGTAAAGAATAGTGCAGAGAACTTTTCTTTATATTACAATACTTTAAATTACTTCAAAACAATTATGAAGAATCATCCAAGTATTGCAAAGGTAACTCAAGGTGATATATACAATTTTGATGCAACTGAATTTCCACAATACCCAATTGGTAATGTGTTAATTACAAATGCTAACTTTGGACCTACTATAACAGAGTATCAAGTTCAGTTAATAGTTGCTGATAAATCAAAGGTGATGAGAGATGACAAAATGTCAGATGAAAGAACAAATAAACAGATTGTTCCTTTTGATGGGACTGATGATGTGGTTGATATACATGCTAACACATTAAGTATATTAAACGATTTAACTGCATATACTCAAAAGAGTAATTATGGAATGGAGATAAACTCTGATATAAACTGTACCCCTTTTGCAGACCGGTTTAACAACGGTCTGGTGGGATGGTCATCAGAATTTACCTTGACTGTTCACAATGATAAAAATCGTTGTCTTTTTTTTTTGATAGTACCCGAAGGTAGCTATTTTAAAGTAAAAGATTGTGAAACTAATGATTTGTATAATGCAGTATTAAGTACAACAGGTAGTATAGGACAAGTATTTGCAACACAATATGTACCTGATAGTAAACCTGAAACTTATCTTACGAGTTATGATAATATCAGGTGTTTTGAAATATTAGAGGAGGTAGAAGATAGAGATGATTATGATTTCTATAATTTACCAGTATTAGCAATACCATATGAAGATTTTGGTGATTGTGCTCTATGTGAATTATGGACAACACCTAAAGTTTGGGATACAACACCTGAACGATGGGATAACAATAAAATAGATGATGCTTTAAGAAAGTGGCAATATACATAAAGATATGAGTAATTTAAAAGATTTATTTATTAGTCAATCCTTTTATGGGATTATAAATTTAGAAAATTCAACATCACCCATTACATCACAGAGTGGAGATGTAGAATTACAAGATGGTATTGGAACTAATCTTGGATTAAGAACTAATGCAGATAACAAAAAGTTTACAGTTGTAAACAATTTTCAAGTAGATGGTAATGCTGATTTTAATGGTGATATTGATATTAGTGGTTCATTTGTACATACTGGTTCTATTGATGTAATTGGTAATGTAACTGTAAATGGAGATATATCAGCTAACATCGCAACCTTCGATACAGTAAACACAAGATTACTTCATGTAACTGAAGAATCTGCATCTGTAATATTCTCAAGTGGTAGTAATGTTATTGGTGATGATATAACTGATGTACAAACTATTGTAGGTCAAACTACAATTAGTGGTTCATTAGGTGTAACAGGAACACAAACTAATACAGGTAATTTAGATGTAAGTGGTGAGATTAGTTCATCAACTGTAAATGGTATTGGTAATGTAACAACATATTCTGCATCGGTAGATAGTAGATTAGATGCATTAGAAGGACCTTTTAGTACATCAGTAGATTCAAGATTAGATAGTTTAGAAACATTTGAAACATCACAACAAGTTAGGAACTCTGTATTGGGTACTTACACGAGTTCTGTTGATAGTTCTCTTGCAAGTATTAACTCATTTACATCTTCAACAGAAAGTTCCTTAAACTCTCTTAATTCGTTTAGTTCATCAACTGATAGTTCATTAACTTCTATCAATGCATTTACATCATCAGCTAATCAAAGATTAGATTCTTTAGAAGCATTTACACAATCTCTTTCAGCAGATTTTGTTGAAACTGCTACATTTAATTCTTATACATCATCAATAAACGCATTTACAGCATCTACTGATAATAGATTAACACAAATAGAATTAACTACTGCTTCATTACAAAATGAGGTAGATAGTTTAATTGCAGTAACTGGTTCTTACGCAACAACAGGTTCTAATACATTTGTTGGTGACCAAACAATTAGTGGTTCAGTAAATGGTAATGTAGAAGCAATCACAATTGCATCACAAACTGCAAGTATAGATTGTGGATTAGGTAATTTCTTTACAGTAACTTTACCAACAGGTAGTGATACACACTTTACTGCAACGAATATTATACCTGGTCAAACAATATCATTAAAAGTAAGAACATTAAATAATACAACTGCATCATTAGATAATAACTCAATTAGAATGTTAGGAGGTGTAGGATATACACCTTCACAAGCAAATACACAAGATATACTTACTTTCGTAACATTCGATAGTAGTTACTTATATGGTGTAACAGGACAATTCTTTAGTTAATATGAGATTTATTCCAATAACACATATGCAAACAGGTGGATGTATGGAAGCAACTGCAAACGGTGGTGTTAGTGGTTCTTTTACATCAGGTTCAGAAGAATGGGTTTACCATGAATTTACTTGTGCAGCTGTTACTTCTTCAGAAACATTTCAATTTACTGTAACAAAAGGCTTTACCGATAGAGCAAGATTCGTTGTCATCGGAGGAGGTGGCGGCGGAGGCTGGGATGGTCAAGGTACTTATGGAATCCGTGGTGGCGGTGGTGGAGGAGCTGCAGTTATCAACAGAACAGGACAATTATTTCAAGGTACTTATTCAATACAAGTAGGTGCTGGTGGAGAACCAGCAGATGCAGATAATGCTAATCCTGCATTAAGAACTTTCAATGGTGGTGATGGAGATTATAGTGAAATATTAGGAGGACCATATACAGGAACAGATAGATTAAAATCACTCGGTGGTGAAGGTGGATTTGGAGATTCTTCAGTACCAGCAACTTATGGTGATGGTGGAGATAGTGGTACTGGATTTTTAGGTGGACAATATAACGCAAACGGTTCTGGCGGTGGAGCCGGTGCTACATCAAATGGAGGTGTTGCATTCTTTAATGGTTCAGATAACCAAGGAGGAGCTGGAGGAACTGGAAAAACTATTTCATTAGGATATACTTCACCAACATTTGGAACTTCAACAATTAGTGTTGGTGGTGGCGGTGGTGGTATAGGTTATGACCCTGGTGTTGGAACTGATGGTGGAGGTCAAAGTGCAGGTGCATTTAGTACAGCAGATGATGGAGGAAGACATACCGGTGGTGGAGGTGGTGGAGGGGAAGATTTTGCAGCTACCCCACCTGCAGGAATAGGAACAACTGGTGGTGATGGTATAGTAATTATATATTACCCAACTGGTAGTTGTCAACAGTTCCAACCTGTTGAAGCAATTAATTTAAGAACAGGTTCAGAAGCTTGTTTCTTAACTTCTTCAGAACAAGGTTATTTTTATCACGATGAAAACAATGATGGTGTTATGGGTGTAGGTGATTACCTTTATTATGATAGTAAATCATCAGTACCATTACCAAATGGTACTAGAGTAACAAACGCTGGTACATCTTTCTTTGTTACAGGTACCGAAGGAAGAATAACTTCTGAATCAATAGAGTGTCTTGAAGTATATAATATAATAAGTAATAACACAGGTAGTGGATTAAGTGGTTCTTATGATGTTAACTTTGATATGGGAACAGAAAATTCATTAATGATGTGGATGAAAGGTACAACACAAGATGCCGAGATTGTTGAATTAACGAATAATGAAAACTTTAAATTTCAAGGTGATGTTGCATTTTTTCCAACACGATATCGTGTAAGAGGTAACCTATATGATGGTACAACAAATTATTTAACAAATCCTACAAACTTATATTCACAATCTTTATGGACAATGCATACAGTAACTTGGAATCAATCAAGTGGTGATATTAAGAAATACGATAATATAACTTTAAATGGTACAGGTAGTTATACAAGTTCATTAAACCTTAATGATGCTCAACTTAAGATTTTAGAAGACCCAATACAATCACCTCTTGTAACAAACATTGGTGAAGTTAGAATATATGGTAAAGAATTGTCATTATCAGAAATTACTACAATATATAACGATACAAAAGGTAGATACGGTTTATAATGAAAACACTAAAAGATGTAGCAAAGATTTATAAGGATAAAGCTTTACAGGCTATTAATCCTGGTGTTCCTTATAACAAATACAAGACTGGTAGTTCTAAAGCATATAAGACTGGTAAATTATTTAAAGAAGTTGCAGGTAGAAATAGAATACAAACTATGGTTACCGAAGATAGTAGAGGTAACATTACATTTAGATTAAACTTTCAATTACCTGATTATGCAAAGTATGTACACTTTGGTACAAAGAAAATGAAAGGTAGACCTTTTGCACAAATAGCAGCACAATCACCTGAATTTATCAAAGCTAAAGATGAAGCAATGAATGGTAAATCAGCTGAACTACTTGATGATATCTTTTCTGATTTAGATAAGATATGGAAATCAGGTGGTGATAACCTTACTGTAAAAGGATAACACTCCAATATACTTACTTATTTTATTGTTATATTACTAAAAAGATTAGATGGCAGTATCAATTATACAATATCCTAGTAACCTAACTCTTGCACAATCACCAATAGTGTATGTTGTAAGTGAATCTAATTCACAAGCACTTACATCTTCTTCATATCAATATGTTGCTGAATTATACTATTGGACTGGTAGTTTATCAAATAGTAGTAGTGCTGCTAATTATACATTACAAAAATACCCTAACCCAAGTGGTGTTGGACAGTTTGATATATCAAGAGTAGTTGGTTCATTATTTACAGATTTAAGACAAGAAAATAGTTCATCATTGTATTGGACAAAGGTTGATGCATACGAACAATATAAAACTAGTCCAACAAGTTCTTTTGTTACTGGTTCTCATGTTAGTTCAGGTACAAGAGCTTCAATAGATGGTTATCAACTATTCCAAGATACATTACAAGTATATCCAAATAATTTATATGCTCTTGATACAGGATGGGCTCCTATATTAACAGATGGACCTGCATCACAATCTTTTAACGAAGGTGATACTGGTAGATTGGGTGTTTATGTGGTTACTGTTACAGGTGTAACACCTGATAGAGTAATATACCAAGATAATGATACAGGCACACAACAAACTTTAATGTTATCAGCATGGGCTGGAACAAGTGAAACTGCAATTACTACAATACCATTAACAGAAGAAGAAAGTGATTTCCCTTTTGCTGGTAATTTAACTGATTATAGTTTTGCAGTTTATGATGGAGCTGTTCAATTAAGTAATAGTATTACAATGACATCAGAATGTACAAAGAAATACCCACCAGTACGAATTGCATGGAAAAACCGATACGGTCAATTTGATTACTTTAATTTTAATTTAGTTAGTAAACAATCAATGAAATCTGAAAGGAGTAGATATCAACCTCAAATCGGTTCTTGGGGTAGTAGAACACTAAACTATAATGATTACGATTCATCAATACAAAATTATATAACAGATTCTACATTAAAGTTAATTGTTAATACAGATTATGTATCAGAAGATTATAACGAAATATTTAAACAACTAATGGTGAGTGATGAGATATATTGGTTGTATGACCAACCAAATAATAAAGTTAAACCATTAGCTTTAGATACATCTCAATTTAATATAAAAACTAATGTGGTTGATAAGTTAATTCAGTATTCTTTTGAATTTACACAAGGACAAGGATACAAACTAATATTCTAATATGGCAGTACAAAGTGGAAGAGATAAGGTATTTAAACTTATTGCACGAGGAACAGAATTAGATTTATTTCAAGATGAAACAATATTTCTTTCCAATAATGTAACAGGTTTATTCGATTTAGGTAAATTACCAAGTGATTTTACCAGACAGATTACTATACCTGGTACAAAGAAGAATAATGATTTCTTTCAGCATGTATATGATATATCAATAGATGAACCTTATCTATTTAAAACAAACACAAAGGTAATTGCTCAATTTGATTTTGATGGTTTCTATGTATCACAAGGATACATGCAATTAGAAAGAGTAAACCTAAAAGAAAACAAATATGTAGAATCATATGAAGTTTCTATCTATGGTTTATTATCTTCATTCAAAAGAGATTTACAATCACTTACACTTAATGAGGTAGGAGCATTTGATAAATACAATCATTTGTTTAGTATGGGTAATATTGCAAACTCTTGGAGTGGTTCATCGTATGATGGTTCTGAGAATTCTACTTGGCCATCAACAGTAGGGCCAGTAACTAACAATTCTATATTTACATCATCACAAGATGGACATAATTTAGGTGGTGAGATAATTTATTGTTTACAAGATGGTGGTAAACAACTTGCTTATCAAGGTTCATTACCGAACAACTTATTAGGCATTAATAATGCATCTGGTCCATTTGGAGTAGCCGATGGAGGACAGATAAGAGCACAAAACTTTAAACCTGCTATGAGATTGGATAAAGTAATTGATGCAATCTTTGATGAAACTGAATATACATACGAATCAACATTCTTATCAGAAAGTAGATTTGATAACACTTATATACTTTTAGATAGAGGATTAAGATTTCCAATAATAGATGGTGTTGATTTAGATACATTCGGTCAAATAGAGGTAGGACCTACAAGTGGTTCATCAGCTCCATTAACTTTAGTAAATAATACATCATCTTCATTGTTATTTAATAATGTTTATTATGACCCATCAAATAGTATTATAGATGCAAATGGAACATATGAACCTTTTTGGGGTAGTTCAGAAGTTGCAAGTAGTCCTACTAATGCAGAAATAACACTAAACTTTAAAGTTACTGGTTCTAGTCCAGCAACAGCATATCCTAAATTATATTTGTATCCTGATATGGATAGTCCATCAGGCCCTATTAATACAGGTATTCCTTTAGATTATATTAATGATGTTATTAGACAAGATTTTTTACAAAGTGGTGGTGAAAAAGAATATAACTTAACACAAGAAATAGGTTTAGGTTTTTCATTTAGTAGTGGTTCTCAATCTACTTTTGGTATTGGATATGAAACCATTGGAATAGGAACAGTAAATGTAATTATAGGACCAGAAGGAAATGAAGAAAGTAGAATAAAAATTACATCATTAAATCAACTAGGTGAATTATCTCCAATTAACATTTCAGATAATATGCCATTTGGAACAAGTGGTATTACTTTATTAGATTTCTTAACATCAGTACAAAAGAAATTTAATTTACAGATTTATCCAAGTAAAACTAAACCAAGACATTTTATCATTGAAACATTTAACAATTGGTATAAACAAGGTAAGGTTAAAAACTTTGATAATTATATGGATTTAAACCAAAGAATATCTGTTACACCAGCAAACAACTTGGGTGTAAGAGAAGTAGAGTTTGGTGATACATTAGATTTAGATTTCCTTGCACAAGATTTTAATAAAAAGAATAACAGAGAATTTGGTAAATCTTATTTTAGAGATACACAAAACTTTTTCTCTGATGGTAAGTTACAAGTTAAAACAGGTTTAGGAGTTTCTCCTTTACGATATGTTGCTGGTAGTGGTATAGAAGGTACAACAGTAGTAAGATTAACACCATTCTTTGCATCACTTTCAAACACAACAGTTGCAGTATGTGCTATGGGTACATCTACATATTATCACAATGGTACAGGTCTTACACCTGAAGTAGGAGATACTATCTATTCAGATGCAAATGGACAAAACCCACAAGGAACTTATCAGTATATGGTTGATGATTATACACCTGATATTTACATTATAGGAGCTAATGGAGTTGTATTATCAACTGATGGTGGAGGAAGTTGTCTTGGAGGTGGAGGAGGAACCGTTTAAAAATTATATATTATGGCAAGAAATAAAATGTTCATACCAACCTTTATAGCAAACCAAGAGTTTGAACCTGCACAGGTAAAACCTCGTATGTTTTTCTATAATGGTAAATTAGAAACAACACCTTACAATGTTCAAGGTCAAAGAAGTCCAACTGTTGGTACAGGTGATACTATAAATTATTATCCTTACTTTGACCACTACTCAACAGGTAGTGTATCTCAATTACCAAACTCTGGTTCTGATTCTTTATTATATTTTAACGAAGGTTCATCACTTGGTTCAATACCAAATGAAAGTATATATTCAGAATATTGGAGTAAGTATGTAGGATTATTATATGACCCTAAAACAAGATTGATTGAGGGTTCTGCAATTATACCATTTGCAGATTATGTAGATATGGAATTAAATGATATAGTTTTCTTTAGAGGTAATCATTATCATTTACGAGCAATCAATCAATATAATTTAAAAACAGGTGAATGTCAATTACAATTATTAGGACCTATAATTGATGACTCACTTGATAACCAATAGAAAGAAGTAAAATTGTTATAGTAGTATGATAACACAAGTAATAGATTTATTAAAACAAGATAAGTTTTACAATGTTTCCAAAGAAATTGATATGGCTAAAGGTAAATATGAAATACCAAGAAATTGGAAAGGTGTAAAAAATATGTTTAGAAGAATGTAATGGCAGAAAATACAGTAACATATAATGCAATAATAGATGTAGATACACGAGGTGTACAAGATGTAGATGTTCTTAACAGAGCAGTAAAAACATCTGTTGGTAACTTCGATACACTTAATCAAGCTATTGGTGAAACAGAAGATGCATTAGGTAAGTTAGACCCTGTCAAAGATGCTAAGAAGTTTAAAGTACTTACAAAGGAAATAAAAGAATTACGAGATAGACAAGAAGATGTAGAGATTGCATCTCGTAGATTTACCGAAGCATTAGCAGAACAACCAGGTATCATCGGGTTAGTAGGTGGTTCATTAGATGGGTTAAGAGGAACAATGAAAGTGTTTATGGCTAACCCAATCATTGCAGTAGTAACAGCAATTGCTGGTGCATTTATTGCGATGAGAGAATCTCTTACTAAAACAAGTGAAGGTCAAGAAACTCTTAACAGAATATCAGAAGCATTTGGTAAAATATTAGGACCTGTATTTGCAGTAATAGAAAAAGTAGCATTACCAATCTTTGAGAAGTTTGCTGATTTATTAGAATTAGTTGGTAATGGATTTAATAGATTTGCTAAGTTCTTAGGTATTAGTAATGATAAGATAGAAGAAGCAAGTAGAAACTCATCAACAGTATTACAAGAATCTTATGATGATGAAATAAAAAGACAAGAAGAATTAACAAAGGTAGCTGAAGAAGAATCACAGAAAAGAATAGATGCTGCACAAAGAGAAGCTGATAGAATAAAAGCTATTAGAGAACAAGCGGCTGCTATACAATTAGAAGCAGAATTAAGTTTGTTAGATGAAAGAACTCGTGCTCTTAAAGAAAGAGAGATGAGGTATCAAGAAGAAAGAAAAATTCTTATAGCTGCTGGATATACTGATTTATCAGCATTAGATGCAGAGTTTTATGGTGACCAGTTAAAGATAAAACAACAGTTTGATAATCTAACAACTGTATCTACTATAAAGGCTGCTAAAACTGCTGGTGACCAATCAAATAAAATTACAGGTGCATTACTTACTGAAAAAATAGATTTAGAATCTCAATCAGCTGAAGTAAGTAAAGAAATTACATTACAAGAACAACAAGCTAAATTACAAGTAATCAGTTCTGCTCTTGGAGCAGTTTCAGAAGCAGTTGGTGCTAATACTGTTGCTGGTAAGGCTTTAGCAATCGCACAAGCAACGATTAACACATACCAAGGTGCTACACTTGCTCTAGCAACATATCCACCACCATTTGGTGCAATTGCTGCTGGTGTTGTTATTGCTGCTGGTTTATTGAATGTTAAAAAGATTGTATCACAGAAAGTACCTAAACCACCAGGAACAAATCTTAAAGGAGCCGGTGGAGGTGGTGGAGGTGGAACTTCTGTTCCTTCAACACCAATACCACAAATAGAAACTGCTGGTGCTATTAGTGGAGATACAGGAGCACAGATTGCACAAACGATTGCAGAATCAACACAAAGACCAGTTCAAGCTTATGTAGTAAGTACACAAGTATCTTCAACACAAGCATTGGATAGAAGAACTAACTCTGCTGCATCCTTTGGATAGTAGTATAAATTAAAGTAAAATTGTTAAATTAGTATGAAACTATTTGAATTAACCATAGATGATGATTTTTTAGATGAAGTATTTGCTATTTCATTGGTAGAAGAACCAGCAATAGAAAGTAACTTTGTTTGGTTTGATAAAGAAAAAATACAATTCTCAAGAATAGATAACGAAAAAAGATTGGTAGTAGGGCCGGTCCTTATACCAAATAAAAAGATATTAAGAATAGATGGTGAAGGACAACCATATGAAGTATTCTTTAAACCTGAAACAATAGAGAAACTTGCACAAGGATATCTAAAGAAAGGATATCAATCACAATCAACTTTAGAACACGATAAGAAAGTATCTGGTGTTACTTTGGTAGAGAGTTGGATAAAGACATCCAAATTAGATAAATCGAACTCCTACGGTCTTAATTTACCTGTTGGTACTTGGGTTGGTATGTTTAAAGTAGATAACGATGAAGTATGGAATGATTATGTTAAATCAGGTGAAACAAAAGGATTTAGTATAGAAGGTTTATTTACACACGATTTAGTAAAAGCAAGTAAAGAAGAAACATTAGAAGATATCCTTAACCAAGAAGCAGAATATCTATTAAACGAAATAAGAAGAGTAGTTAAAGAAGATAAAAGATATAAAGATAATAAGAGAGTAGAGATGGAGAGTTACTCTGATTATCCACAAGGTGTTAAGAATAATGCTAAGAAAGGTATTGAGTTAAATGAGAAATCAGGTAATAAATGTGCAACACCAGTTGGGAAAGTAAGAGCACAACAACTTGCAAAGGGTAGACCCATTTCATTAGCTACGATAAAACGCATGCATTCATATCTATCAAGAGCAGAAGCAGTGTATCGAGAAAAACAAAACGACTCAAAGGCTTGTGGTAATATCTCGTATCTATTATGGGGTGGTTTAGCTGCATTATCTTGGTCAAGAAACAAATTAAGAGAGTTAGGAGAGTTAGAAGAAGGACAACAACCTTCTATTCCAAACTCATCATATCCTGGTGAAACATCTGATGAAGATTATATAATGCCAGAAGGACCTAAAACTTATATGGATGATGTAAGAATGATTTTGTTTCCAACAAAAGAGATGGCTGAAGAAGTTGCAGAGATGATTGGTTGTAGTGGTTCACACGAACATAAATTAGAAAGTGGTGAAACATATTGGATGCCATGTGAAACTCACCCAACAGAATAAAATGAATATGGATAATAAGATATCATTTTTTAGTGGGTTTACACTCACATCAATCTGGACAATGACATTATATGAGATAGGATTGGCTTTTCTTTTAGGATTAGTCGGTGGTATCGGTGGTTTAGTTGGTAGATGGATTATAAAAAAATTAGGGTGGTTCGGACAAAAATAGGATAGGAGAGATGTTAGATAGTTTAGTAAGAAAAGTAATGAATAAGGTAGTTGATACTACCTATCACTTTGCACAACCTGCAATTGAACTTACTCGTGGAGAGATGATTAAGTTAATTAAGAATACTAAATTTACATCTATGAGAGTTTGGTCTACCAAGTTAAATGGTGCTAGGATGAGGAGAATGGAACAAACAAGAGATAAACTACCTAACTCATCACCTGGTGTAGTAAAGAGAAGGAGAACACTTGCTAGACAGAATATGTGGGTAGTATGGAGTGAAACAAATAGTGATTGGAGAACTATTCGTTTAAGAACAGTAGATAAAGTAAAAATAGGACAACAGTTCTATATAGTTAAATAAAAAGGAGAATATTATGCCATTACCAGAAGGACACGAAAATTGGACACAAGAACAAATAGATGCGTTTATAGAACAACATAAACAGAATATAGAAAATGCCAATAAGAATTAACAGAGGAGAAACAGAGGAACAATTTATCAGTAGATGTATTCCTATTGAGATAGGAGCTGGTAAAGGAGAAGAACAAGCTACTGCAATCTGTTACTCTATATGGGAAAATAGAAATATGAACAAATCAACACAATCAATCGTAAATCAAAAATTAAAGGATATAAGCAACAAAGAAGAACTTATATCACCTAACCCTTGTCAATCAGGATATATTGCAATAGGACTAAAGCCAAAGGGTGGTAGAATGGTTCCTAATTGTGTACCAGAAGAATAAAAAAACCCCCACCATTACTGATGAGGGTCAAATTAACAAGAAATGGTAATGTTAAAATGTAAATCCATTTTTATTTATTTAATTTTATATATATCCTAGTTTAGTAGCTTTCTTTATAGCGTTTTTTTCGTTCATTGCATAAACAGTACCATTAGTATAAATCCATTCTTTAAGATTATAAGGGTTTGGATTTTTTGGTTTTATATTAACCTCTGTTTCTATTTGGGTAAACGCTTTAACATTACTATTTGTTTTTACTTTTTTAGTATCAAGTTCAACCTCAATCATAAAAAATTCCGAAGTACCAACCATATAATCAAATGCGAAAGCAAGAGGGTCGTGATTATCTGAAATGTTTTTGTCATCTTTTTGGTGGAAAAATAACATATTACCTTTTTTAAGACCGAACATTTTTAAGTGTTCTTTACTAATAGGTTCAGTTCTGTCAAGTTCAATACCTTGTTGTTTATACACATCTAATGCAGATTTATACTGATAATCAGTATCAATGGCTTGAATTTGTTTAGCACCATAGTGCCAGAAGTATCTACAATACTTGATTTTGTTTTTTTTGTCTTGGTTAAGATACGATATAAATTCTTTTCTTACCGAATCTTTGTTAATCATAGTTGAAATCATAATTTTAATTTTTATTTATTTTAAGTTTTAATTTTTGGTTTCTTTCTCAAGGTGAAACCTCAACCTTATTACCTTACTAATATACGAAAAATATTTGATATATCCAAATTTTTTCGTAATTATTTTTGAATTATTTTAGTCTAAAATCCTCCAAATATGTGGGATAGATTTGAAGTCGTAATAAACTTCATTTTGTTCGTCTGTTAATGGTATCTCTAAGAATGAACATATCATCACTTTAGTAAGTGCGATAAACTCCAAGTATCCAACTTTATGTGTTCTTTCTTGTGAATCATATATAAGTGCTTCACCACCTATATTTTTTCCAGTATTTACATCAAATGGGTCATTTTCTGGTGTAAAGAATTTTGATTTATAAAATCCTAATCCATACATTGATTTACATATTTGATGAACCGCTCCACTCACAATATCAACTTTATCAGAAATCATATTTAAATTCCAACCTTTGTAAATCTTTCCTACAAGTTTGTGATTAGAAAGTTCTTCAATAGAAGGATATGTTTCTATTACTCGTTTTGCTACTTTTTCTACATCTGAAAGAGGTTTATAATCCACAGACTCTACCGTATCTTTTAGATAAGGATGATGAGTATCAGCTTGTGTTCGTAACATACTAAATGTTGGCTTTGATTCTACTTTGTTTCTTTTTTGAAGTTTTTTTCTGTTCTTCTTAATGTTTCTTTTGTTTTGTTTTCTCATTTTAAATTTTAAGTTTTAAGTTTGGTTCTCATTAAAGAGGGGAGAACCTTAACCCTCATTTACTATGTAAATATACGAAAAATATTTGACATTTCCAAATAAAATCGTAATTATTTTTCAGTTATTTCTCTACTATATTGAATAGCATCTGATTGTTCCCAATATTCCATATCAACTAATATCTTACTAAAATCAGTAAAGTTATCTGTTAATTTGATTTGTTGGATTTCTTGTTCCCACATACCATCAAAACCTAAACTGGCATCGGTAAGTGTTTCAATCATTGCTTGTTTAAATTCTTTAAATTCTCTCATAATTACTTTTTTTTAGGTTTTAATAATAGTTTTAAAAATTCTCTTCTTGTCATAGTTTTATTTGTTTTAATTAATCTCATTTACAAAGTAAATATACGAAAAATATTTGATATATCCAAGTCTTTTCGTAATTATTTTTATTTATTTGAATAGTATTTTAAGGCTGGTGAGAATTGTGAATAAGATACAAAATCAAAAGATTTATACCATTCTCTTAACCATCTTAAATATTTAATAGGTTCTACACCACCACAATCAAAGTCTACTGGTAATACTCTAATATCAACATCTAATTCATCAGCAGTATCAAGGATAGTGTTTAGTATTTCTGTACCCATACCTTTACATCTATCGTGTATTTCAATGTGTCCTAACTCAACAGTATCATCATCTAATGCATAAAACTGAAGTTTAACACAATCATCTTCGTAGTTCATAATGTGAACTTGTTCTTTTTTTTCGGTATATGCTTTGTTTTTATTTTCCCAATAAACTTTAGCGTGTATTGGAGAAACCAATGGCAACCAATCTTCTTGTTTTATATCAAGGTTTTTGGAAAGTAAAGTTACAAAATCCTCTAAAGTTTGTACACCTTTAGGTTTGTTTTCTGTATAAACTTTTAGTTTGTCAACATCAACTTTGTTAATTCTGTTTGGTACGATAATATCGTATTCTTTGTTTTCGTTTTTAATTTGTTTTAAGGTTTTAATCATAGTTTTATTTGTTTTAATTAATCTCATTTACTATGTAAATATACGAAAAAAAATTGACATTTCCAAATATTTTAACACTTTTTTTTCACTTTTTTTCATATATTTTTTACTCATTTGTTATACTAATATACAAAATATAATTGAGAAATCCAAATTTTTTATGAAGTTTTTTTGCAAGTGGGGTGGAGTTACTACAACTACACCTTGGGATAGGCCTGATGATTTAAGAATTAGACGGTGGTATGATTCATTAGATACTGAACTACAATTATACCTTGCTGGTAATGTAGTTGAAAAATACTCTAAAACATGGGATGTAGATGTTATGATATGTAACCCTCAACCACCATTAGATGTCCTCTCAGAAACCTTTACAGAGTGTATTACAAAAGGATTTGAACATCAGTTGTTGGTAGATATGTTTTATATATCTGATTGGTATTCTATTCCTTTTAAACCTTATTATACTATAAGGCCTGATAAA